GCACCAGCGCGCCCGCGTTCTGCATGTCGAAATCTTGGAGTGCGGATAAATTCATCGCTGATAGTTGATGCGCAAGAGGTCGCCCGCCTGAGGCGTCGATGGGGCGTTGAACGTGAATGTCTGGCCTACCAGGGTGAAATCCACGCCGAAGCCCATAAATGGAGGCCCGTTTTTATGGTAGACAACAAGACTTGCAGCGGGCGAAGGGGCGAAGGCGCACGTAAAAACGGTGTTCCCGCTTGCGCCTACGCCGTTCACCACGCCGCCGGGAACTTCGCCATAGACGAACGCCGCGCCGCTCGCGCCCTGCCCCACCAATTTGTACTGCGTTCCGTCGTACACCACCGACACCACCGCGCCCGCCCGGATCGTGCCCGCGGCAATCGCGCTGCCATCGAAGTTCGTGATCGGAACCGTGCCCGTGCCATAGGCATTAAGCGTAGAGGTCCCGGTGTTGGTCGTGGCCGCGAGGAACTGAATCGCAAGCCCCGCCGCGAGCGTCGCCGTTACGCCGGCTGGCAAGCTCACGACATACGCGTTGGCCGCGCCCGTATCGACCAGATAATTTCCGAACGTGTTCGTGCTGGCAATGCCCGCTTTGATCGCCGCGAAATTCGCATCGAGTTGCACGAGGCTCCACGGCGCCGAGAGATTCGCAAAGGTGGTGATCGTTACGGGTGCTGGCATGGTGAATTCTCTACTGTGCGCGCGTCGCCCAGTCGGTCGAGCGGCTGTATTGCGTCAAGAACCCTTCGACGATGTACGCGGGAGACTGCGACGTCATCGTGAAGCCAAGATACCTGCCCTTGAATTCGGCATCGCCCTGGAAAATGTTGAAGCCCGAAAATATCCAGTCCCCGGTGACGAGCGCCGCGTTGAACCACTGCCCCAACTGCCCAGCTGCGTTGAACCACTGCCCGGTGTTCGTTGCCGAGAGCATCACGGGCACGGTGCCGAAGTCAGAATCGAGCGACAAGCTCAACCAGAAAGGATGTGCAACCGTGGTCACTTCGACCCCTGCCTTTTGGCCTTCCTTCATGCGCGTGGGCTCTTTCATCGGCCATAGCGCCGTCTGAATCTTGGTATCAATCGGCGCCGTAGTATCGGAAAAGAGCTTGTAGATGTTCGTGCCGTCCGTGCCGAAGAGCGCCGTTTTCTCCGCCTGAAAGCCGCCCGCGATGAGGGTCAGCGCGTCGCCCTGGCTGGCTAAGAACCACTTGTCGTTGAAAAGAATCGCGATGAGCGCCCGTTCGCCGCGCGCCGCATCGTTATAACGAAACAGAAACGCGAGGCACAAAATCTGATAGATGTTCGCAGGACCCCCTGAAACTAAGTCCTGATAAACCAAGTCTCGGAATACGCCGTCCAGCTTGTCCGAAATTTTCCGCGGCGTCGCGCCGTTCAACACGTAGAAGCCGCTATCGGTCACAAACGCGATAAGCCGGTAGTAGGCGAAGATCGACATGCGCTGCGACGAGCCGATCAGCGCCGAAATGTTCGTGTTGGAAAAAAGCGTCGGTGTCGGCGTGCCGGTGCCAAGGCGCACATCCGACACGATGTTGAATGACGTGTTGCCAGCGATGTAGAGGAAATTGTTCGCCGTGAAAAGCGCCGTGATATTCGAATGGAGCGTTTCGTCGGTGACGATGAAGGCGCCGCCCGAGCTCGCCGTCGTGAAGTCCTGATAACTGTTCGGCCCAGAGAAAGTGACCGTGCGCAGGAACCCGATCCACACGCGGCCCGCGTAAGTGGCGATCAGCGCGCCGAACGCGGGGGCGCCTGTGATCGAGGCAAGCGCGACGAGCCCGCCGATAGGGTCCCAACTCCAGTAGCCGTTCGCCGCGACGATCAACGCGCGCTCGTTTTTCCACTGCGCCATTGACACCTGACCGACAAAGGTTCCGCCCGCCGCAATCACGGTGACGGCGAACGTGGCGAGGTTCAACGCGTGCCCGCCGCCTCCCACGTTGAAGCACAACTGAAAGTCCACGTTGCCGATGTTCGCGTACTTCCAATAGTTGATCGTCACTGCCGGTATCGTCGCAACCAGCGTCGGCGCAGGAATGCAGCGCAGGTTCGCATAGCCTACCGGCATCACGTTTTCAAGCCAGGAGAATTCCTTTTCGTCAATCGCCGTGCGCTGCGCCTGCGTGTTGATGCCGGCGAAGTCCTTTATCGCCAAATCCTGGTCTAGCGTTTCAGCAGCGAGTGCGCGCGCGTTCACCATGTCAACTCACAGCATAGGGGTGCTTGAGTCTGCGCGTGTACGCCGAGTTGATCGCTTTGATAATCTCGTTGTTGTAGCGCTGATAAAACATCTCGGCTTCGCTCCACTTCTGCGCCTTGATCTTCGCCAAGTGCGCAGCGAAATACTGCACCGGGTCTTGCATCACAATCGGAATCACTTCCAGACTCGTGTTATCGACAAGCGGCGGCGGCTGCTGCACTGAATCGAAGTCCGCCTTGTATGCCTGATCCGGGATTTTGGCGACGTAGGTTTGCGTGTAGCCGTAGATGGAGAAGACAACGGGCCTGCCGGGGGTTCCGACAAAACTGCGGGCAAGCGCGTTGAAGGTTGACCAGTCCCTGTAGGCGAGCACGATGCGCGAATTGCCCGAATACACCGAGAGATTCACGCAATCGATGGTGCTTGAATTGATGAAATAGGCGGTTGCTGCAGCGCCCGTGCCGGGCCCGCCGAAACTGACTGCGGGCGTGCTCGCGTACAGCGTCCCCGGATTGGTCACTACGATGTCCGTCACCGCGCCCCCCGTGACTGTGGCAACGGCAGTCGCGGTTACACCGCCCGTTACTCCCGGTCCGGCGATGGTGACGGCGGGCGCGGTGACGTAGCCGGCGCCGGGCGCGGTGATCTGGAAACCACTGATGCCTCCAAATGGATAGACCTCAACGCCAGTGGACAGGTACAGCGTTTGCAGAAGGCGATTGCAGCCGGTGTCGCGGACTACGCGCGTGCGGGCGGCGTTTACGTAGTCGCCGATCTCCGCGACGCTCGTAAACTGCCCGGCCGCGTCGTGAAGGAGCCTCTGAACTTGAATGACGTACTGATTGAGCGCCATTGCGCGGGCTTGTTAGCCCGCTTGCGCTTGTCTGGCGGCTGCGAGCTTGTCCAGTGGTCCCAATTTTCGCGCTACTCCCGGCGCGGGGTAGGCAGTCATCCCCGCGCCGGTTTCGTCATCACCAGCCGGGACGGAGGGGCCGGAGATTGGTTGATGCGCGCGCGCTTCTTTCTCGGTAAGATGAAATGAGAATTCCGAAAGCCGTTCCAGCGCCTTCGGCATGTCGTCCAGCGTGAAGGCGAGCCCGAGCCGGCGGATGACGCGCGTCTTGTCCTCTTCGCCGAAGCCGAGGCAGAGTTCGGCGGTTTCTACCAGCATTTCCTCGACGCCGCCAGCGGGAATCGTGAAGTCCTCGCCGTTGTAGCGGTCGCGGAACGGCTTCGCGCCGTGGTTCGCTACGAAAACGGTTTGCTGGCGGATCATAGTCTGCCCCTATATTCCACGTGGAACCTTACAGCGGAAGCAGGTACGACAGGTCCGACGCCGCTCCGCCGACGGTCTGCGCAACGATCGTGACCGCGGCGGAAATCGTGCCGTTGGAATCGCTCGCGTAAGCAATGCCGGTCGGAATGATCTGGTGCAGCCCGCCATCCAAGAACGTCACGCCGCCCGTGGCCGTGGTGTTGAACGCCGTGTAGCCAGGACGCGGAACGAATAGCCCCGTCGTGATTGCCGGATTCGTGTTGATGGATTGCGCCGTAGCCAACGCGCCGATTGCAAATCCGATGTTGCCGGTTCCGAGGTTCGATGCCGCGGTCTGCGCCACGCCCGTCGTGATCGTGAAGCACATGACGGCGGTCGCAGCCGGGGTGCCCGTCGTCGGCGCGAAGGTGAAGGTCGGAACGGACGTCATGCCCGCGCCGTTATTCGCCTGCGTCAGCGCCGTATAGCCGCCAGAACCCGTGAGCACGGGGTTAACTGTTAGGACCCCACCGGTGCCAGTTGTGTCACCCGGCGCCCGCGTCACCGTCACCGGCGGCGCCACCGTGTACCCGGCGCCCTGATTCGTCACCGTCACCGCGTTAATGAGGCCAGCGGCGGACACGGTACAGAACGCCGTCGCCGGCACGCCGCCAAGCGGAGGCGGTCCGATCTGCAAGATCGGCGCGCGCGTGTAGCCGGTGCCCGCATTCGTAATGGCGATGGTCGAATTGATCGCCCCGCCGACAATCGCATTGACCGTCGCCACGATCGAGCCGCCGGCGGCGGACATCGTAACCGTAGGCGCGGAAGCCGTGCCGTTCCCGGTGCCTGCCGGATAGATGCCGTTCACGAGGCCCGTGCCCGCGGTCTGGAGCGACGCCCCAACCATCGTCCCGGTCAGGTTCGCAAGCCGCCAGTTCGCCCCGTCGCTCGATACGATCGCCCCCGCCGACTGCGCGGGCGTCGTCAGCACGCGCCAAACTTGCGTCGCCGCGTCCCACCATTGCAAGAACGTGTACAGGCCCGGTAGCACCTGATACTGCCCCGAGGGGATCATGAACAACTGCCCCGAGGTCAGGTTGATTGGCAGCGGCGTGTGGCCTTGGTCGTAGCTCCCGGCCCCCATGCGATTAATTCCCATGAATATTCTCCTTGAGGGTCAGTAGGTCAGAGCGTGAGGCTGTTGAAGCCGCTGATGCGCGTTGATGCCTTCGGCTTTACGTTGGCAAGTTCCAAGATGCACACGAGAGCGCCGACGTAGCCGAGTTGGAAATTGCTGATGGTCGATTCAAAGCCGGTGAACGCGAAGGAGCCCATTACATGCACATACAGGTTGATGTAGTTCGAGTTCTGCAAGTACACGATGCCTTCGGGGCAGTACTGGTCGGCGTAGATCGGAACGCCGCACACCATGAGCGCATCGAACCCGGAGCGCGGCCCGTCGCCTGATCCGTCGAACCCGGTGCCCGGCGTGATGACGTACTGCTCCTGACCTTGGTAGTCCTGCGCGAGCAGCGCCCAGGTGCCAAAGCCACACACGCCGAAACTCGGTTTCTCGCCTCCGTTTTTCGCCGTGCCAGCGATGTATTGCAAGAGTGCCTGCCGCGTCGGGTTGCCGATCGCGGCGTACACCTTCGACTGCCACCACACATTCTGCGTGCGGTTGATGTTGCCGTAGGTCACCATATTGGTGCCGTCGTCGATCGCGCCGGGAAAGCCGATCAGCGCCTGCAAGTTCGTCGTGTTGTTGAATAGCGCGGTCGAGAACACGTCCATGACGACGTTCCCTGCGTCGTTCATCTTCGCCTCGATCTTCGGAATGATCGCGTGATCGAGTTGCAGGATGCCTTCCATTCCGAGGAACGGAATCGGCACGATGAAAAGTTTCAGGTTCCCCTCGAATAGGAACGCGCCCTGCAAGTCGGACGGCTGATTGAACGCGCCGTCGTAGCCCGACCACTGGCCGGTGACAAACGGCGCACCCTGCACCGGGACGCTGATCGAACTGACACCACCGTAGGCGGGCTGCGCACCTGCAAGGAGGGACGCCATCGTGGGCGAGTTGTTGTAGATTTGGACTACGAGCTTCGGGACAAATGCGCGCCTCGTTATGCTCGATAATTCGAGGCCAATGCCTGCCGCCGGGACGATACCCGTCCCAAAAACTACATGAGGCATCAACCCTGCCCCCTGCATGTACTCAGTGAGCTTGAAGTACAGCGGCTCGAACAGCCACAGCAGGGCGCGTATCAGCAGTGTTGAAATCTTGGTCATCGTCTTTCTCCTAATCCGCCCCGATTAGAAACTGTTCAATGCGTGCGTGCCGCCTTCGCCCGTTCTTTCCGAATGTCGTCCATCGCCGCCATTGCCTGCGCGCGCGCCGTCCCAATCGGGTCTTTCATGAACGCCTTGCCAAGATCGCCTTGGCCGAGCTCAAAGCCTTGCTGGTGCGACGTTGACGGCGTGGGCTCGGCGGCCTCCTGCTCGATTGCGCGCTGCATCGCCGCCTTGGTCAGTCCGGTCTGCGTCGTCATGAACCCGTTCTCGCTTGCCCACTTCACGAGGTCGGAGAATGAAGCGCGCGTGCTGACGTGCCCGGCATCGCGCAGGTTCTCGTAGAGGTTGCTCGCTTCGCGCTCGGCATCGGACATCTGCCCGCGCTTCTCCAGTTCCTCGATGCGCTTGTCGCGCGCCGAGAGCGCGGCCACGGTCTTGTCCTCCAGTTCGACAATCGGCATGGAGATGTTCGGATTGTTCTTTTTGACAAGCCGCTGAAACACGCCTGCGGTGTCGGGCTTGGAGAGCACGTCGTCGGCTAGGGCCGCGAGTGCGCGGATTTCGTCGTCGGTTTTTCCCTCGAGTGGGGGCATGGTCTAGCTCCTATGCTGCTGGCGGAATGGGTTGCGGGTCGTCGTTCGCCGCCAAAGTCTGAGCACGCGCCTTTGCGAAGTCGTGAACTTCGCTCCGCCGCGCCATCGCCAAGCGCGCATCGGCCGGAATCGGCTGGCCCTGCGAGGTGTGACTGACCACGCCGGCCGCGTCCGCCTCGGCGTGCTTGTCGAGGTCCGAGCGTTCGTCTTTCACCTGACGGCTGCCTTGCCTTGCATCTCGGCAGGTTTCTCTGCTGCCGGCTTCGCCTTCTTGATCTGCCGCTGATCGACATTCGGGTCGGCCTTGCGCCGGCCGGCGAACGCCTGATCTTTCGCGCGCCGGTCTTTCAAACCCGGATAACTGTCGTCAACCACGGTCAGCGTCGAGGCGGTCGAATGGTACGTTTCGCCGTTTTGCAGGACCTTCACTTCGCTTGGTTCTTTTGGATCGCCGATCAGCACCGCCGCGATTTCAGGCCCCGAGTTCTTGATTTCGATGGTCATGGTTCCGCTCCTACTTCGTTCCGTTGCCGGGCTTGACGATATGCATCATGTTTTTGAAGAACGCCTTCCCCGCCGAGGAAAACCCGCCGAAAACGGGGAAGCGCGGCGGATTCACCACCCGCCCGTTGTTCTGCGCGTTGGTCAGCGGGTCGCGGATGCCGCGTCCGCTCGGTCTGACGCCAATTCCTGGTTGCTCGGGCATGATGTTCTCCTATGCTGCTTTGAGTTGAGCTTCGAGTGCTTCGGTTTTTGCCGCTTGTCCTTTCTGGTACGGCATCCATTCGCAATAATGCCCGCCAGTTGGAACGGGGTTGTCGTCTTGAATCAGTAGCACACTCGTCGCCGAGAACGGCATGCCGTTGGCGTCGAACCCGCCGACGTTGATGCACGTATCTGACCACACGCGCGCAACTAGAGCAGGCAACGGTGTACCTTTTTCCGCCGGACACCCCGCGAACCCTGACCCCGGATGAAACAGAACAACTCGGCCAACTGTCGGTTTAATCATTTCTGCTCCTACGCTGGTGCTGGTTGAGGTGCTGGCGAGCCTGCACCGGGGCCCGGTGGTGCGCCCATGCCCGGCGGCTTGACGGCGCCGAGCATGTTCATGATCTCGGCGGGGAAGAGGCGGCGGTCTTCGTCTTTCGACTTGCCGAACGCCTTGGAGAGCGTGGCGAGCGCCTTGCTCACGGCGTCGAATTCTGGGCTGTCTAAGGGAAAGTGCGGGAGTTCCCGCTGGAGCATTTCGCTCGCCACCTGAATCTGCACCCGCGCGGCCTTCTGGATGCCTTCCTGCGGCTGCGGTGTGGCCATCGGCGCACTGCCCGGACCGCCTGAGCCTGGGCCGGTAGCGGAACCGCCAGCGCCTGGGGAGGGGGAGGGTGCAGCGGAATCGGGCAGGGGCATTGAAGGTCTTTCGGCCTGGTTTTGACGGTAAACCGCTGCCCACGGCCCCGTTCCGGCGTGACTCTGTGCCTAAATCACTGTTTCGTCAAGTAGGAATGAAAAAGCCCGGTCTGAGCACCGGGCTTTTGTCGTACTTTTGCAGGTGCTTATCTCCTGCCGCGCCGACCCCTACGCCTGGCCATGATGAAGCCCTCCATGGTGAATGATGAAGCCGCCCCTACTACAGAACACGGCGTCTGCCGCGACCTGATTTCTTTCTGCCGTATCTCATTGGCTTACTTTACGCTTGCGAGCGGCGGCTTGGCAACACCTTTCTGCGCCTCCATCGCCATTTTCTGCTGCGCGGCCTTGGCTTCCGCCGGTTCAATGATTTCCTCAAGCTCGCGGATAATACTTTCCTCCGCGGGCGGCGCGTTCAATTGAATGTACCGCTTGCGCGTGATCGCCCGCGCCTTCAACAGCCGGTCGCTCAACAACTGCGCGCTCTCCATAAATATTGGGCTGTTGCTGTGCGCATCCACGCCCACAGTGAAGTTCGGCGACATTTCCGCCGGAATGAACGGCACGTCGTTCTCGTCGTACAGTTCCTCGGTCGTTCCCACGTACAGGCATTTCCCGAACAGCGTCGCCGACTGGTCTAGCGAATCCTCGATAATCATCGCGCGCTTTTTCGGCCGCGCCGTGCCGACCGTCAGGAGCTTGCCAGCGTGGCCCGCCGAGCGCACGCCCGATTCGCCTCTGCCCTGCACTACGTTGCTCAATCCGGATACCGTGTCCATGTAGTCCTGATAGCGCGCGAGGCTGGCGTAGATGTGCTCCGGGATGTTCGGAACGAAACTCTCGCGGCGGAAGTTCGGATCGCTGATTGCTATATTCGCGCCGGGCGAGTTGAATGCGTCCATCTTGTCGGGGAGCCCCATGCCGCCCCAGGCCGAAGGCGGATCGACCTGCTTTTGTTCCAGCCGCTCGATATCGAGCATGCGCTCGTTCAGTTTGTTTTGGATCGACGTCAGCTTCGACACCTCGGACTGGCCCCAGAAATAATCGGGCAGCGGGTTCGGGCAGACCTGGACAAAGCCGTGCTCGCCCTCGAAGTCCTTGGAGCGCGGCAAGAAGATGTTCTTGCGGTCGAACACGATCGCCTGCTCGCCTGCCATCGTGCAGACCTGGTAGTCGTCTTGGGAATCGTCCCACACATAGATTTCCTGCATCTCGATCACGGGCACGGCAAGCTGCGCGGCGTAGTCGGCAATCGTTCCGATATTCACGTTCACTTCGCCCACCAAGCCTTGCAAGCCTTCGCCGGGAATGCCCGAAGTCAGGAGGATGCGATCCAACATCGGCGGGGTTGACGACGCGGTATCCTTTTTCGTGTAGGCGTCCGTGGCCGCTTTCAGGATGTCCTCGCGCTTCGGGTGCAGGCTGATGCGCTTCGCCAAGTCCGATTTCGTCATGTAGTAGACGTGGACAAACGCCTCCTGCCGGTCAAGCATGGGCACGTCGTCACGGTACACGCCGAAACAGGCCGGGTCGATGACGTAGGGGTCCACGCGGCCATTCCTGCGCCGGATGTGCTTGACCAAGGTCGTGTCGTACACCAGCGCCCAGAGGATAGCCATTTGCATGATGACGTCGGCGTTCGACTTTTTCCATTCCTCTTGAATTAATTTCGTAAACGCGCCGGTGCGCTTTCGATCGGTTTTCGGCGCATGTGCTCCCATCGTCACTGAGAACCGCGTCGAGTCGCTGGCGTAGAGGAATGAAGTCACCGTGTCAAGGTGTGAATACAGCAGATTCCACGGCGACGGCGCGCCATCGGCCGTGCCGTAGAAATAGTAAGCCCTATTCAGAGTGTACTGTTCCAATCGCGTCTGGCGCGAGGACATGCACACGCGGCTGACCTCGGAATAGAAGTCGAGCCTTTGGGCATCCTGCCGCGGGATACGCATTACGGCGCGCTCGCCAGTGCTGAATCGAAGTCATTGGCCGAACCGGGCTCGTGCCCCACGGCGTGCGGCCTCGGGCGCGGCAGAGCCTTCATCAGTTCGGAGATTGCGCCGCCCGTATCGGTCATGCCCATGCCGGCGAGCGCGGCAGTTGCGCCGCCTGCTGAGCCTTCGCGCGGGACTTCTCCCTTGCCGACTTCGTACACGTTCCCGGCCGGGATGGGCTGCCAGAACGCTTCCATGCCCTTCGGGTTCTTTCTTGATGCCCCCACCGAGCCGTTGCGGTTCGACAAGTCGGTCAGTTGGTAGCGTGCGGCGAGGCGGTCTAGCGCGCGGTCGGAGATTTTCGTGCGCTCGGAGCGCAGGGCGGGCGCGGTCAGGAACTCACGGACGATTGTGGAGCAGCCGTGCGGGCAACGCGGCTGCTTGTCGCTCGATGTGAA